ATATAGGTGCGACCATTCCAAATTGTTGTTCGTCCACGCCAAACAGCCATTAAATAGCTTTGCTTGTACATTACTCATAATCAACTCCTATGGGTAGTTTGAAGTAAACGAAGTGTTCGTCTGGGGCGAAATCAGTGTCTAATACGGTTGTTGTTTCAACCACCATCTGGGTCATTAAGTCTAAGCAAATATGAGCGTATCTGAAGTCCATCTCTGCCATCAGCTCACTGTCTAATCGGGCTTCAATTAGTTGCTTCACACTCAACGCCCATCAATTCAAAAATACTCTCTAAGCGGTTATTAATCCTATGCTCAAAGATTGCAATAAGTTCGTCATTGTCAGGCTGTTTGCGAGCGTGTTGTAGTTTTTCGTAGTTATAATTTAAGCCTCTAATAAGTTCGGCTTTGTATTCTTCTGGTGATGAGGTGATTGATTCCATTTTGGATACCTGATTTTTATTATACGCCTTGGTGTCAAGATAATTATTACAATATCGTATGCTAAGACTTGATGCTATGATTAGGCTCTATGAAATCAAAAACGGTTGTCTATACCTCTAAAACCTGTGCCTATTGCCCGATGGTCAAGAAATATCTTGATCGCTTTGAGGTTGATTACGAAGAGCGTGATATTGAAGTTGGCAACAATCACAAAGACTCAATCGAAGCTTCTGGAGCGTTCACTGTTCCGGTCGTCGTCGCTGGCGATCGTGTTGTCGTCGGCTATCAGCCCGGCAAACTCCGATCTATATTTCAGGGTTAATAAGTAATCTACCTGATCTAAAGCTTCCTCAATCGCACAATCTAGTAACTGCTCGTCTGTCATATCGTAAAGATTACCGCCATGCTCGGATTGCCCTTTGCGATATTTAGGGTCTATCAAAGCACCAAACTTATATTTAATAAACTTTAGATGAGCCTCTTGGTCATCAGACATACTTTGGTTTGTCATTCTTAACTCCTTTCCTTAATCTACTATAACTGCCACACGACTTACACTGCACCCTCTGAAACACCCCAGTCTTAGTATAGATATTGCCCTGACCGATCATGCCCTTATCTGATCCGCACTTAGGACAGGCATCTGGTCTGTTCTCTATGTTTGCAATGTTAGGGTGCTGCTTGTCCCACGCTCTCATCTTTAGGTATATCTTCTCTAGTAGCTCAACATCCCTGTCGCAATATCTACGCATATAATCCCAAGCCTTGAGGTCGCCAGCCATGCACTTACGCCACAGGTCTTTGTCGGTTTTCATTTTGTTGCCATAACCAAAATATGAGCCTAAGTCATCTAGCTTATTAGAGGTGAAGTTAAAGTTACGCCTTGCAACTAGCTTAGTGTCTACTTGTTGATAAGGGCTAGGTGGATCAAAGCCATGTATTATCATGCGAGCCTGTGCCTTCTTCTGGTCAAAGCTATTACCGTTGTGCGCCACTACGATGTCGGCTTCGTTAAATAGCTCATGTAGCTTCTTAACAATCTCATAATCGCTGGTCGGGTCTTTTTTATAAAGCTTATAAGTGTGCATAAATGAGGACTGTGTTTTCTTACGCTCTCCTAGCCAACGCCACGAAAACCCTAGTATATACCAGTCTTGTATAGACCAGATTAGGTTTTGCTCGTACTTGCCCCACACAGTACCTATTATTGGCGCAGTTTCAATATCGTAGACCAGTGTCCTAGCCTCACCGCTAGGACTTTTCATTAGATGTTACCATCAAGGCAATACATACTTTATTTATAACACAAGCTTATTCAAATGCAAACAATACTTGACATACAAGCATAAGTGCATTACCATGTAATTGAGAGCCTTTAAGGGGTAGAACGGTCGACAGCTTTGCGAGGGCTGTCGACTTTTTATTATCATAAAGCCCCACCTATGGCGATGGGGCTATTTTTTGATCAGCCCCTAGTTTTAGAAGTGGAGGCAACTATATAGAGGCTGACCGTATAATTTATACGCCAAAGACACTGCTTGGCAATGACTCTTTTAGCTTTTTGGTGTAACTAATTGCTTTAGAGTAACAAGGGCTAGGTTAACGACGACGTAGTATGCACCGAAAGCCTCTTTGTTATCTGTTGCGTATGTTATGAGGGCTGTGATCGCCCCGGACACAGCAATATAGGCTGCGGTCTTTATGATCTTTAATGCTTGTTGTTTATCTAGTGTCGAAATCGACATATTATTTCCTCATTTCTTTTTATATAGTTGTTCTGTTACTGGGGTATATAACCCGGTCTGCATAGACGACTTGAGCCGACCCTGCAGGTAGTAAGCAAAATCTTTTGGGTTCATTTTACGAACAGCTTGATAGTCGGCTTCCACAGGCTCAACGCCAGCATCACGTAATAGGTTATTAACATCGCCATCTACCAGAACATGCTTTAACCGTTTCTGTAGGTAGTAGAACAGATCTTTATTATTACCTTTGGTTACATTGTAATCTGCTTGGGTTGGCGTAATGCCAAAATCTTTTAACAGGTTGTTCATGTCCTCATTTGTTAAATCGCTCATATCTTCTCCTTTGATGTTCCAATTAACTTTATCATCGTATGGCTGGACTGATTGACCGTCTGCACCTCTACCAACGGAAACGTGGATATGGGTGTCGTGAGGGTCACTTCCATTATACGCCCTCCATTTAAATCCGTTTTGCCACTCTGCTATCCGTTTGTTACTTATGATGTATTTAAGGTCTGGTTGGGGACTTGAGGCTAGTCTGTCGGCTAGTTCGTGTATTTTGAGTCCTCCACCTAGACCGATGTCTAGGGCTGTCACCACTCCTGCGCTATTGGGGTTATGGTCTGAAGCTACTGCTTGGTGGGCTGAGTCGCCTTTAGTCCCTAGAAATAGCCACCCAGGATAGCTAGCATTTAACTGACCGATTAAGGTGTCTAAGCTGTAAGCGTTACGCCAAGCCATATTACCTCTTAGTTTTCTTAGTCTTTACCAATAAACCACCATCATGGGCGGTGTCGTTAGCTATAACAGCCGACTTTTTCAGCGTATTCAGTATTTCTTGGTCGGTGTCTGCTATGGTTTTTAGCTGTAAGTCTTTATACAGCTCTACCTGAGCCTGTAGTCTGGCAATAGCTTCTCGGTTCGTAACGTGCTGTTGTCTAGCCTGTTCTCTTTCTTTTTCCAATGCCTCTTTGCTATAAACAAGTTCTTTCTCTAGGATTTCGACACGCTCTTTTAAGTCCCTCAGGTTGTCAGTCTTTATCTTTGACCTTAATACTAAAACCGCACCCACTACTAGGGCAAAATAGCCAGCTACATCTCTTGCTACGCTAATTGTTGAGGCTTCTGCAAATATCATAGTTAATCCTATGTAGTGCTAACTAATTGCCCCGAAAAGTGACAGGTGGTAGCTCCTACCTCTATAGAAGTAGTTGCATTACAGAACAGATAAATTTCTACGTAATCGTTTGCTGAAAGTTGCAGTAGTTCACTGGCTGTTGCGTGTTGTGAGCCTGTACCACCAGTTGTACCAGATTGCGAGCCATAAGAGATAGCAGAGCCGTTTTTAAATAACGCCAATCCTACAATAGTTGTACTGCTGCTAGCAGGTATACCAGCCATAGCGTCAAAGTGGTAGAATCCACCTATTGGAGCAGTGAACCTGCCTTTATTTGTGACTACATCCACATTTGTCCCTGTGTCAAAAGTTTTTGTGTCAAAAAGAACAACTGCGTAAGAGCCACCTGTAGTATTCTGAGCCGCATTCCTATAAACACTAAACTTATAAGAGTTTTTTACTGCTGTTATTGCGCCCATTGTAAGACCGGAGATACCACTGCCATCATTAAAAGATGCGTCATTAGTACCAAGTATGTTCCATTTCGCAGCACTTGGTTGCTCACCGAATACTACTGACCAGCTTGCGTAAGCCATTATATTTCCTTCATTTTAAACTTTAATTCGCTCTTAGGCATTAAACTTTTTGCTAAATCATTGATTGTTTTAGGACTAGCATTCCTGACTATCGTAGGTAAGCTGTCCTTCTCTTCAAGTGCTATTCGGCTATCTTGCCCACAGATACACTCAAAGCCCCAATTCATGTCTGGTCGAAATCGCGCAGAGATGATCGGTTCGTGTTCTGTATAAAAAACCTGCCTGTCGTCGGTGATCTTGAGGTCGTCGTGTCCACCGCACTTCTCGCAAGTTACTTTGTAAGTCTTAAATCCCATAGTTGTTTTTTACCCCATAATTGTTTTGTTGGCAATAACTAGAGTCCTCCAGTTATCTTGTCAGAGTACACCGTATAGTAGAACGTAACAGTGGCAGAAGGTGCTAGAGTTTGCTCATAAATAAGCAAAGTTAAACTGTATGAGGTTGGCTCTGAGCCGACAGTTACAACGGCAGATGATGCGCGTTTTAATGCTCCTGTGGATACATTAGCCTCGGCATAACCAATCTTGTAATAATAATCTACGGCTGAGATGGTTAACTTCACCCACGCATCAACGTTATTAACACTAATAGATGCCTTTAAAGGTAGTAAAAAGTTCTTTGTTGCAGTGTAGCCAGTCGCAGCAGCCGTCAGGGTAGCCGTAGACGACCCCTGAGCAATAACCCTCGGAGTAAGAGGATTAGTGTCTTGTCTTTTACGATCAGTAGATTGTGGTGCAAAGTCTGTCATGGTGCTATTTTATCCGTACTACCAATATAGCTTAAACCAATACGGAAGTAATTAACAACATCACGTTGAAGCAACAACAGTTCCTGAGTGTAACCGGCACTAGGGTTAAGTGTTGACTTGATGTCGTAAACGCGCCAGCTACGACCCTGCCAAGATACAAGATCACCCAGTTGCAACTCAGGGATAGCCCTAATAGTTATTTTTTGTAGTTTCTCTGGGTCAGAATATGTATTGAGAACCATTTGCGCTAGCGTGGCAGCCCATGTGTCATTTTGAATATAATCATTGTCTATTGTAATAGGTGCTTCTTGATATGCAGTAACTGATGAGTCATCCTGCGCCCTGTAGTGTAAATCACGAACTACGCGAGCCGGTCTGCCAGTAACTACGAGGGATGTGAGGTAAACCGTACTCGCAAAGTTATTTGTAAATACGATTTTCATAGCTTGAGCAAACTTACTAACACTTTTTATAATTACGCTTGAGGTTTTATTTGTGCCTGAACCATCAGCAAGCGTGTTAGCTTGCCATATAGTCGGTGTATCAATAGCCAATATAGGATCGTCAAAGCTAACAAATAGTTCCGTATCTGTCATTGGTTGTAATTCAGTTGCATCAGATAAGCTAAACAGTTGTTGGTTCTGCTCCTTGCCCCTAATTTTTGCATTAACTTCGACTACGTTTACAAGGTGCGAGGTGTCTGGCGATGCGGCATTTATCACCTGAGCCGTAGTTATTATTCTTTGCACATTTGTATAGGGTGAGCTGTCCCAGTGTTGTCTGTTCTCGAACTTAAATATACCGGCTTCGTCTTGATATATGTGACCATTCTCTGCTTCGGCTAACTTCTTGATTACCTCTGCAAACTTGCTACCGGCAGGGAAGTAACCGAAGGGTATTGTATTTACGCCATAGTCAAGATCATATTGAGCAGTGTTCATTCCAGCTTGTGTGAATAAGGTTGCAAGCACTTGATCTGTTCTTTGTGCAGTAAACATTACAGCCTTGTCGGTGTACTTATTCTCAAAGTAACTAACATAGTCCTGCGCTGATAGCTTGACTGTTTTATTACGTGAGTCAACGATTGCTTGTTTAGAAGTTAGCCCTGCAAATTGAGGCACAGTGACGTTAACTCCACTAAGTTTAAAGCCAGCGTTTATGATAGCCGGTCTGGTTGGCAAGTAAGATGATGTGTACAGCTCAGAGTTACCACCCATATAGCGAGGTGTAAAACGCCCCGAAGTATTGTCTAAGTTAATTTCAGCTAGAGATTTAGTCAAACCCCCAAGCGGAATTGTAAGACTACGTTCCCACGACAAGCTTGTTACATAGTTTGTTTCGTCGAAGTATTTATAGTTGTTGGGTGATCCGATTGCCCCGGAGTTTACACCTATAAAGTCATTACTACCGATCGTAGATACGCCAATAGTGAATGTTCTGTTGCCTAGTGTGCTTTGTTTGTGCCAAGAGATCAGGCTACTCTGCCCAATGCTTCTGACTGAGTCACGTTCTTCGGCAGTCCATGCTGCGTTTACGCTCTGCACCTTACGCCTCCGTTAAAGTTAACGTGAAGTCTGAGAGGTAATCCGAGCCTTTAATCGAAAAGCTACGCTGTTGCAGGTCAATATGAACTGTAGTAGCCGACACAGTATAGTTTGTTTCTGTGACAGACCAGCTTTTAGCAGTAGCAGTTGCTAAATAACTGTCATAGATAGCTTTTATAGTCGCATAATCTGTAGCGTTGACGTTTTTATAGTCTAGTTTCCACACACGCTTGTTACTACCGAAGTAATCACGCCCTATCGTACCTTGAAGTGTCCGTATTTGAGCAACCTGCGTATTATTAGACTCCTCTACTCGGCTAGGAGGTCTTATTGTAGTAGCGTTAAGTATATATGCCATCTTATTATCCTATCATTGCCCCGACAGTCGTGCTTTTAGAGCTGGCGACATCCTTTAAGTGGTCAAGTATTGTTTGTGCGAACTTACGCGCTTCAACATCAGAACCCATAAATGCCCCAGCCTGTATTGTAATGTTGACTGTGCCACCACCGACAGCCGAGCCTGAGCCAATCTGGTGATTAGGTATAACGTCAGAGCCTTTAGGCAGGTTAACTATTTCAGCACCCTGCTCACCGACTACAGCTAGACCGCCTGAGAAGTTCTGAACACCACCGGCAAATCTAGGTAGGTTGATTTTGCTTTCAATGTTACCGGGCAACCCCCTAACAGCACTTTTTAGTGCGCTTTCAATTATACCGATAATACCGTTAGCAAAGCCCTTACCAATGCCACTTGCTACTGAACCCCAATCGATGCTTCTAATGCGATGCCAAGCGTTTACAGCTGTGTTTACAACCATGTCCCATACGCCCTGCATAGCTCGCCAGATGCCAGAAAACACACCGCCCCAGTTTATTGAAGCCACGAACCCTATAATCTTACTAATGGCAACTCCAACATAGAACGGCATCAGAATTGGTAGTGTTGCAAAGAACCCTATTATTGAACCAACTACTAATGCGAAGTTATCCTTAACCCACATAGCCTTTGCGACAATCCAGTTCCAAGCATCTACCATAGTGTTTACTAGGTTCTTAGTTACTTGTATCAGGAAGCCGACGGTAGACAATATAACGTTTAGAACATTGATGAATAGCCACGCTTCCGCAACTAAGCCGACACCGAGGATTGTGCCAAGTACCTTTAGTGCGTTAGTAAAGCCCGGCTCTATAGCAGTCCATAGTTGCATAAATGCCGGTAGCAGTTTATTTATGAACGTATCTGCAAGGGCTTCTAAAGATGGCTTTAAGAAGTTAAAGACTTCAATACCTATGCTTTTAACTTTATCTAAGAATGCACCAACCTGTGTACCAAAGTTCTGCATGGCAATAACAGTTTTGTTTATAGTTGCTTCCCAGTCGATACTTGCAACAAAGTTAGCAGCTTCAGCTACAAATGGCTGCAGTCTATCGATGATTACTTTGCCGACAATCTCTTCGACATCGTTTAGCTTGTTTTTTAACTTCTCAAGGCTACCTGCAAATGTATTACCGGCTGCTTCAGCCGATCCACCAAACTCTGTCTGCAATTCTTTCAAGATAAGCTTCTGCGCTTCAGCCTTATGACCAGTTTCTACTAAATTAGTTATAACGTCCTTTTGAGCATCGCTGAAGTTGACACCAACACGCCTCAAGGCTGTTATACCGAGGATAGGATCTTGCAGTGCCTTGCCTAACTGGATGGATGCAGATTTTGTATCTTCACCTAGAGCCGTAGCCATATCTAATACGGTCGATGTAGCTTGTGGGAATATATCTTTGCCGATAGATGTAAATGTAAGTAACAGGTTCTCGACTGAGCGCACATCTTCGTCGCTATACTTAGTAACTTTTTGTAGTGATGTGGCTAGTTCAGTAACCTGTTGAGCAGATACGCCAGCAACACCGCCTGTTGATTTTAATACAGCGTTAGTCTGAGCGATGGCGTTTTCGCTTTCCTGATAAGCCTTGACCGACATAACACCGAAGGCTATGGCAGCAGCACCGGCAGCAGCAGCACCGACGGCTGCAATCTTAAGACCGGCAGCAAGTTTATTGCTCGTGCTGGCTGTTTCATCACCAAACTTCTTTAATACGTGGCTAGCATCATCCTTAGCGGTGATTACTGCTCTAATGTTTGCATCGCTACCTATTGCCATGTTCTGTTTCCATCCTTTGCTTCTCTGCTATTTGACCGTATATAAATAAATTAGTAAAGAACTGGTCGGCTGGCTCTCGTTCTAATTCTTCAGCAGTAAGCCCGAACATCTTGCGATATAAATAGCGGTCTAGCTCTCTTGCGCCTGTTCCGTTGAAGATGGCAGACTGGATGCGCTCTCGTCTGGGGCTGTTACTTTTGGGTCAAGGTCTTGTCCTGTAAATGTAGCGAAGCACTGAACGGCTGTCGTAGCATCAAGACCATCGAGGTCGCTGGCTACAAGCTTATCCATGCCGGGGAACTTACCATCAACAAAATACTTTTTAAGTATCTCAAGGATGATTGCGTTAGGCTTCTCGCCATTAGCCTCTGCGTTCTGTAACCGATCACCCATCTCGTCAAAGTCTTTTAACGGTATAGATTGGAACTCTAAGTAAGCATCTTTGTACTCTTCGCCAAGAAAGTCTAAAGATACCTTCTTCTTAATTACTATTGCCATAGTGTTTGCCTCCTATTAGTAGCTTGTCTTAGTATTGATCAGCACAGCGGTGGATATAATATCCAAGCCGTTAGCTGAATCGTAACTTCCTTTAAAGTTAATTTTCTGCTTAGCGATCTCTTCTAGCTTGAAGTCTGGCTCGAACTCTGTGAAGTTAACACGCGGTAACACTAGATCAAGGCTAGAGCTTGTTGAAGCTAAGAACTTAATCTCGGCTGCCCGATATGTACCAGCGATCATGTAGTTACGATATGTGTCATCTTCCAAGTTCAGCTCAAGGCTACCCTCTACGCTAATCTCTTGGCTAAGCACATCTTCAGGATCGGTTGTACCCATCACCTGATCGAAGATTGTCTTGCGATCAATGGTTAGCTCCAACTTCTTTAGTGAGATTGCACTAGCTGCACCCAAGCCAGCAACGTTAGATGCTAGTTTAAATATTAGGTGCTGGTGTAGGAACTTAGAGCCTAGTGTAGTAAAGACTGGTGTTTGTGTAGCCCAGTTCTTAGCTTTCTTGCTCTTAAAGTGGATGGTATAGCTAACAATGCCTGATGGCTCAACGCTAATCTTTAGTGACTCAACAACAGCGTTAGGGAATAGGTAGTCACGATCTGGATCGTGCCAGAAAAGTGATAGTGTCTGCGGAACGTTGGTTTGGCTAAGCGTATAGGTGTGAGTATATGGGTTACCGCCTGTTGTTACAGGGACAGAACCTAGTAGTGAAGCTAGGATATAGCCCAGCCCTTGATCATATATCTGTGACTCAACATCGCCTTCACCCATAACCATAGTTACATATACAGAGTCTTGATCTGCAATATTACCCATGCCTTGACTCTCGGTCGCTGTTTCGGTGCGATCGAAGAACGACATTGTTACATAAGGCAGCCAATAGCTAGGGGCTACGCCTGTACCTTTTACTGTTTCTTTGGCGATCCCTAGTGATCCTCGCCTTCCTACAAACTTAGTCATGTATATACTCCTTATACAACTGTTTTTTCTGTATAAACCTTAAGTGTTAATTCCGCAGATCGGGCTTCTCCTCCTTCGTAAGATGTGTAAGCCCAGCGCACATCGGCTGCATTTACAAATAAAACTGTTGGATTAGAGCCATCTAGCTCAAAGTCAGTGTCAGATATATTTATGATTTCGTCAATAACTGTCGCAACTACCTGCTCGGCATACTCTAATCGGTTCTGATTATCTGGCGCAGGGTAGTCTTGCCCTATAGGAAACAATATAAGTAATTTGAAAGCATAAAGCCTTGAGTTCTCTGCATTGCTACTAAACTCGCCCTCCATGTCGGCAGCCGTAACCATAACTGCCGGGTAGCCCTTTGGATTGATTTCTTCGTGTCCATAAACTTGATCTACACTCGCACAATCCTGCACGTTGGCTATTATGTGCTGTTTGATGTTGGTTGATACGCTCATGTTGCCCTCGCTATTGCATCAAGCGCATTTTGTGCTGCGCTCTTAAAGTTTCGTTCTATTACACTACTTGAGTCATCCACAGCATCTTTTAGATAAGGTTGTGCTGTCATAAACCTAGTACCATTATGCACGAATATATCATAGTCTGTGTGTGTTCCGACTTCACCCCTTAGATTACCGAAGCTTGATCTTGTGGAGCTGCGCAGTCGTGATGTTCTAACAGGTGTGTTTATCATAGACTTGCTTTGTATGTATAGAACAGTCTTGGTAATAGCAAGATTTAACTCTTTGGTCATTAGCAGGGGTGCTTTATCAAATGCCCTGCGTATTTCAGCAAGGTTTGTGATCTTAATCTGAACGTCGTTAGCCATCTTGAGCTACCAATACTAACTCGTTATGATCTAACAGTCCTGCACCTTCCCAATGTTGCACTCCTTTAACACCGAACTTTTTACCATCATAGATGCCACCGACTATTCTAATCTGATCACCCTCCTTAACAGCCACAGAGGGGTCTACAAAGGCTGTGAACGTTGCACCGAAGCGACCACTCACAAGTTCGGTTCTCTCGGCACTGGCAGGCTGTATGTCGCTCCGGTAAGCCGTAAACGTGGCAGATAGACCATAGCGGTCAGTATTGCCCTTGCGCCTTCTACGATAGATCGTAATTTCGTGGTTCTTAAAGAAGACTGTCATTTACCTATCCGTTTGCACCGGCATATTCGCATAGCTGTCGATGATTTCATTTATACCTAGCTGATTAGCTATAGATTTAAAGCTTTGATCCCCATTAGCGTATTGTATAGACCTTGAGCCTTCTTGTTTGCGAGATACACCTATATCTGAGCCATCGGCATTGTTTACATAGAAGCAAGCTAGGCTGACGCAGGCTTCAGCTAAATCATCCGGGATAGTTGCATAGCCAGCAGTATAAGTAATCGCATAAGCACCCCAGCGACCGACCGCATTAAATACTAGATCAAGGATGCCAGCTTCGCTTTCGATAAAGTATAGGCTCGACTCTATAGTTTCGAAGTCATTGTCGTTCAGGCTACTGTCCCTTGCCTTAAGGGTTACAGCAGATATAGGGCGTTGCTTGAGTATGATCTGATCTATGTTTGTTCCGTTATATATCTCGTCAGTATAGGTTGTTTGTTTAAACCTGCGACCACAGTAGGCTTCGATTGCCCTAGTCGACTGGTTTATCTTCCTAATAATTAGGTTGTCTTTGCTTGTGTCGGCTGAGGCTATGCCTAGCGACTCCTTAACATCTGCTAAAGAAGTTAAAGCATACGATAATATTGCAGCCATTATGTTATACTCCACTCTTTCTTAATATAAGTGCTTTCATAATTACAGTCTACACAAAGCGTTCTACCATTGTCTATAACCTCCCTGAGTTCTGGATAGTAAGCATAGGGCTTAATGTGGTCGGCAATAAGCTTTTTATCGGTAGCATTACATTTTACGCAGCTATAATTATCACGTTTAAGCACTGCAATTCTAAATCTTCGCTGTTCCGACCCTCTTTTACCTCTACGATTACCGCCCTTCCAGTTCCAGTGCTTATCGCCAGATATAGCATCGTATTTGATGCCCTTATTCCAAACAACACAGCCAGTTTTAATTATTCTTAAAGCCTCTTTCAAACAACCGCTTGAGCAGTATTTACGCCTGTTATAACTCCTGTTGTTACGTTGGAAGGTAAAAGTTTTATTGCAATTATTGCAACTGAGTGTTTTATCTATTACCTGATCATTAGCTTTGCATTTTTTAGAGCAAAACTTACGATTATTACTTGGATAATCTTGAAATGTTTTTGCGCACTTTAGGCACTTGATGTCTAACATCTGCTTGTTCCTCGTCAGATTTAGTTACTTTATAATCGTCAGGTGTTACATCCTTAGAGATTACGCCAACGCCTGAGTCTATTAAACCAAATGCTACGTTTTTGCTTACCTCTACGGTTTCGCCAGCCTTATATTGCCTGCTGGACTTAACAATCTTTATTCTCATGCTCTTATATAACCGATTTATAGCATTTCTGGCAAGAACTAAAAAAGCCCCCGAAGGGGCTAGATTAGTCAGTAGTAGTTAAACTACGGAGTTCCAAGACCTGTAACTTTAGTAACAGCTGCTGGAAGTAGTAGCTCTGCGTCTACTCGCTTTTCAACACGTACATAAGTTAAGTTCTTTTCGAAGGCACTTGAGCCAGCTACTGTCGCTTCGTCAGATACTCTTACAGAGATACCTTCGCGATCAGCGATTTGGTAGTAGCTAAAGTCACCGAATAGTGCTGTACCACCGGCAAGGTAGTTACACTCGTAAACTGGTCGACCCTTGATCAACTGGGTAGGTGAACCTGCCAAGTCAGTCAATAGGTAACGCTGTTGTCCGTCTTTCAAGCGACCGATTTCACCGAGAGTTCCCATGTTAGCAACCCATACAGCCTTGTTGCGATAGCCTTGAGGTGTATTGTGGTATGCGCTAATTAGAGCATCAGCTCGTTGTGTGTCAGATGCGCCTGCACCGGCTGCGACTGTTCGTAGTGTATAACCACCACCGTCGACACCAGTAGGTTGACCTGATCCTGAACCAGTCCAGAAAGCTTTCTCTTCAGCTTCGCTAAGCGAAGTACTGATTAAGCCAGCGATGTAGTTCACAATAGAACCACCAACACCTTGCTTAGCATCAGCTACAAGTTCGTTCGATAGAGGAACGATTGAGGCTAGTGAGTAAGGGGTTAGGATGTTCTCTGCGAATGTTGCTGTTGAGGTTGATTTAACAGCCTTTTCAGCGCGCCAGTTAGCCTTTGGTCGGCTAATTAAGCTTGGAATGTGTACTGAGTTGCTTTGTGTGGTCATTACGCTTGCGAGTTGTCGCATAACGTTTTGGTCACGTACATCTTCAACAATCATGTTGGCGAACTCTGCAGGTACTAGGAAACCGCCATCTGCGCCAGTTCCTTCTGCAAGGATTTGAAGTTTTTGCTTGTCACCCTGGAAGAACGCGCTGAAGAACTCAACAGTTTTCTGTGAGATCTCGGTTACTTCTTTACCGGCTGCCTTACGCTGAGGCATTGCAATCTTCATTTCACTTAGCTCATCGACAGTGTGCGCTCGACCGAGCTTCTTATCGACAATGAAAGTTTGCACTTCG